AAAGGAGAATCATGATGGCTAAAGCAAACGGAAAACTACCAGCAGAACTCGCCGCCGCGTTTGAAGAGGACGCCTCATACGGCTTTGAGGAAGTCACCTCGTCGGATTTGCAGATACCTTTTCTGCGGATCATTCAGGCGCTGTCCCCGCAATTGAAGAAAAGCGACCCAGCTTTCATCGCAGGGGCCAGCCAAGGCGACATTTTCAACACGGTGACTAACCATGTGTGGGAGGCTGACGAAGGCGTGGTCGTTCTGCCGGTACATTTCCAGATGAAGTTTTTGGAATTTGTACCTCGAACCCAAGGCGGTGGTTTCTTGGGCGAGATTGCAGCGGACTCACCGGACATCCGTGCTGCGGTTCGCGATAAGGATAGCGGCATGGAACTTCTGCCGAGCGGTAACGAGCTTGTTCGCACCGCGCAGCATTACGTCAAGATCGTCCATGAAGATGGCAATCTTGAGAATGCCATCGTTGACATGAAGAAGACGCAGCTGAAAAAGAGCCGCCTTTGGTTGTCTATGATGATGATGCAGAAGCACAACGGCAAGACGATGCCGTCGTTCGCTAACACCTACCGTCTCAAGTCAGTTGAAGATGGTAACGACAAAGGTTCCTGGGGGTCTTGGAGCATTGCAATGGAAGGCACAGTGCCCTCCCTTGAGGCTTACAACGATTGCAAGGAACTGCATTCGTCTATCAGTTCGGGAGAGCTGAAGATTGCTCCGCCGCCGCAGGAAGTTGAGGCGATTGCGGATCAATCCGAAGAAGTGCCATTCTAGGTGCGTGGGACCCGCTTAATCGCGGGTCCCTACTTTTTCATGGAAGATTTAGCGCAAAGGTTTCTTGACCTGTTTTCCGGGTCGCAAGGAGCCCATGGACAGACAGACGTTTTAGGTCGTCAGCGGAACGGCAAGCAACAGGCGAAGTATGAGATCGTCCGTGAACCGTTGTCCGTGGACCACGTTCAAGATCACTTGGACGGACGATTAGGTGTCGGGTCGATACCAATCGATGAAACGAACAAGTGTCAGTTCGGTGCGCTGGACATTGACGACTACAACCTCGATCTGCCGCTTCTACTGGCCAAGGTCAAAAGGTTCAAGCTCCCCTTGGTCCTGTGTCGGTCCAAGTCTGGGGGCGCTCATTTGTTTCTATTTATGTCAGAGCGGATTGCAGCGTCCGAGATGCGCGACCGTCTGGCCGAGTTTGCCGCAGCGTTGGGTTGGGGCAACTGCGAGATATTTCCGAAGCAGGAAGAATTGCTGGCGGAGCGCGGCGACGTGGGTAACTTTATCAATCTGCCCTATCAGAACGCGAAGTACACCACCCGGTATGCGCTGAAGAAGAACGGCGACTCCATGTCGCTGGAGGAGTTCCTAGCGGCGGCGGAGAAGGCGCGGATCACCGCCAAGCAACTGGCCAACATATCCTTGGGCGGCGACAACGGGGTTTTGCCGGATGGACCGCCGTGTCTACAGCAGCTTACCGAGTTCGGTACACCGGAGGGTGGCCGCAACATGACGCTCATGAACATTGGCGTTTACTACAAACAGGCCGCGCCAAACGATTGGAAAGAACTGCTTGAGAAGCATAACCAGGATTACTGCAATCCGCCGCTGCCAGCGCGTGAAGTGGTCATCGTGCAGGAGCAACTGGAAAAGAAGGAGTATTTCTACACGTGCAAATCAGAGCCTTTGCATAGTCACTGTAACAAGTCTCTTTGTCGGTCGCGGAAGTTTGGGGTAGGGGATGCGAACTCGCACGTCCCTGTCGGTGGCCTGACGGTTGTGGAGTCGGAGCCTCCTGTCTGGTTCGTGGACGTGGACGGTGCCCGGCTGGAGTTGTCTACCAAGCAGCTACAGATGCAAGTGGAGTTTCAGAGGGCTTGCATGGAACAGATGTACAAGATGCCGGCACGGATGAAAGAATCGGACTGGCGAGATCTGGTGGATAGCCTGTTGAGTGACGCGACGAGGATATCGGTGCCGGAAGAACTCACCCAGAAGGGCTTGTTCACGGAGTTGCTGGAGAACTTCTGCACTTCGAGGATACAGGCACACAGCCCAGAAGAACTGCTGACAGGTAAGCCGTGGACCGAGGACGGCGTTACGTATTTCAAGCTTAGTTCTCTACAGGATTTTCTGAAGCGCAATAACTTTACGCAGTACACGCGGGGTCAGATCACTGAGCGTTTGAAGGAGATGAACAACGGGGCGGAGTCGGACAAGACCTACAGGTTCCGCGACAACAACGATAACTGGAAGTCGGTGCGGGTTTGGTTTGTACCGGAGATGCATCGCGGTGAGGTGGACCTTCCAGAGGTGACATTTGAACCAGAGGACCCACCGTTTTGATTCATTATCACGGCACCCCCTTAACCCCTAAAAGCGAGTTGTTAAAACTATCGGGCAAGCATTTTTGTGTCAGTTACGCAGAACCTCGAGATTCTGATTTTTGTTTGTCCAGCGCACAATCCGTTATGTGGGATAACGGTGCTTTTACCCATTACAAGCAAGACAAGGCCCCTGATTGGGAGGGCTATTACAAGTGGGTGGAGTCTCGTTTGGCTCATCCGCATTGGGCCGTTGTCCCAGACGTAATTGAAGGAACCGCTGAAGACAATCTTGCTTTAGCAAAAGAGTGGCCTCATCGACGCGATTGTTCGGCTGTTGTCTGGCACCTTCACGAGCCAATTGAACATATGGGAACATTGTTGGATTTAGGTTTCCCAAAGATATGTTTTGGTTCCAGTGGTCAGTATTGGCAAGTGGGCAGCTCTGAGTGGGAACGAAGGGTTGATGAAGCTTTTAACTGGTTGGTCAAGAACGGCCCCTTACCCTGGGTGCATATGTTGCGGGGTTTATCTTTGTGCGGGGACATATGGCCCTTTGCGTCAGCGGACAGCGTCAATGTCGCCAGAAACTATAAGGATGCAAACGTGTGCCCAGAACGAATGGCCAGACGTATTGATTCAATTCAAAGTCCAATCCACTGGGCTCCAAAACCTAAAAACATGGAGTTGTTCTGATGTTAAGGCTTGCATATTTAATTTTATTTCTCGTGACCGTGCCTGTTGCGAATTGGATGATAGGTAACGTAGGAACGGTTTGTATCCCAAAAGGACCTTGTTTGATTCCTGTGGCCCCCGGTCTTATGGCGCCTTCTGGGGTTCTTTTGATAGGGGTGGCTCTGGTTTTAAGAGACGCGGTCCACGAATATTTTGGTTCTAAAATAGTTTTAGGGGCCATCTTAGCAGGCGCGGCGTTATCTGCGTTCGTAGCACCCGCACCTTTGGTCATCGCCAGCGGTGTAGCTTTCTTACTTTCAGAACTTGCTGACATGGCCGTTTATACGCCTCTTCGTAAGAAGCGTTTGGTCATGGCCGTTTTAGCAAGTGGTGTTGTCGGGGCTGTTGTAGATAGTGCTGTTTTCCTTTGGATAGCGTTCGGGTCATTAGATTATCTGGCCGGGCAAGTTGTCGGCAAAGCGTGGATGACAATAGGGGCTGCGGCATTTTTGTGGTGGCGGAGACGGTGACCGATCAACACGAAACCATCCTTGGTCCACCAGGCACGGGCAAGACGCAAACCAACTCCAACCGAATACGAGAGTGCATCGAACAGGGCATCGCCCCAGACCGCATTGCCTGTGTTTCGTTTACTCGTAAGGCGGCAAAGGAAAGCCGGGAGCGCGTATGCCGCGATTGGGGCATTGATGAGAAAGACATGCCCTACTTCCAGACGCTGCATTCCATGGCGTTTCGATCCGGTGGCTACAGCTCCGATGATGTTCTGAGCGGCAAAGACATGAAGGAGATCGGTCAGGCGGTAGGCATACCCTTCGGCAGCAAGTCCGGAGGCGATACCGAGTCAGACTTCGATACGTTGGGCTTGGCCAAGGGTGACTTCTACATGAGTCAGTATCACCTGTCGCGGAGTAAGGGACTGAGCCTCGAAGAGATGCACAGGCGTCTCGGGGACTACAACGTCGATTGGCCGGAGTTGAAGCGTCTTGTCCTAGCCTACGAAGATTACAAGCGTGTCCGTAAGAAGATTGATTTTACGGACATGATCACGAACTTCATCAAGTCAGGTGATGGGCCAGACATAGAGGCTTTGTTCGTGGACGAGGCGCAGGATCTGTCTACCCTTCAGTGGTCCATGGTCAATGTTCTTCGGAAGAAGCCCCGCATACAGGTGTTCACGGGCGATGATGATCAAGCCATCATGGGGTTCCAGGGCGCAGATGTCGGGGCCTTTCTGAACGCAACTGAAAAGAAAACGGTCCTTGAGCAATCGTACCGGCTACCCAAGACGGTGTGGGCGGAGGCCCAGAGCATCGTTAGCCGTATTCAGGGCAGAGCCCCAAAGCAGTGGCGACCGAAGGACGAAGAGGGCAGCTACCACGTGCATCAGAGCATTTGGGATGTCCCATTTGATGAGGGCGAGTGGTGCGTCATGGCACGGACCAACCGAATCGCCTCGCATTACGCGCAAGCTTTGCGCGACGAGGGTTGGGTTTACAGCCGCAATGGCCACCCCAGCATTCCGACAAAAACATACGAGGCGCTGCACGATTGGGAGCAATGGGCCAAGGGAGAGCCGCTGACGCCCACGAAGATCCGGAACGTCTACACCTTCATGGAAATGGGCGAGGGCTACTCACGGGGCTTTGGAGCGCGTTCCAAGGCCCTTTTGGGATTGGACCCGGAGGCAGAGATCGGGATGTCGGAAGCGCGGGACAAGCTGGGCCTGTTGTTGGATGGATCTGTGCGGTGGCATCGGGCGTTGTCCAAGATCGATCTCGATACGAAGAACTATGTGCTTAACGCATTGAAACGAAAAGATAACGTGCGTAACCCGCGAATAAAGGTTAGTACTATACATTCTATGAAAGGCGGCGAGGCGGATAACATTCTAGTGGTTCCAGACCTATCTTATGCCGCGTACAAGGAGTATATGGGCAACCCGGCGACCGAGCATCGGGTGTACTACGTCGCGGTGACCAGAGCCAAGAAGGCGCTCCATATCATGCTGCCGGAAACAAACAGGTACTACGAAATATGAAACCCAGCGAGTTTCTTGAGACGGCAGCGGCTCTGGTAAGCGGAGACAGAGCGGAGCAGTACGGAGATTACACGGACTTGCATCAAAGGGCGGCGGATCTGTGGTCCGCGTACCTAGAAACAGCCATATCAGCGGAACAGGTGGTTTTCTGTATGACCCTGTTAAAGGTCGCTCGAAACGAAAAGGGCAAGATAAAATCGGATAACGGTGTAGATGCTTCCGCATACACCGCCTTGTGGGCGGCGATAATGGAAAATAAAGATGCGTGAGGACTTGTTCGACGAGAAGGTCTGGTTTCCGCCGGAACATTTACCAGACCTGTCCGGTGAGAAACTGATCTCCGTAGACGTTGAAACGAAGGATCCGCATCTAAGAGACTTGGGGCCAGGGTGGGTAAGGGACGATGGCAAGCTTATTGGCATAGCCGTCGCCGCCTCTGAGTGGAGTGCCTATTTGCCGATAGCCCACGAGGGCGGAGGTAACATGGCAGGGGACCTCGTACTCAGGTGGCTCCAAGACCAATTAGACCACGGTATGCCCGTGGTATTTCACAACGCTCAATACGATCTGGGATGGCTTTTGTCTGAGGGCATCAAGGTAAAAGGCCAGATTCTGGACACGATGGTGGCGGCACCTCTTCTTGATGAGAACAGGTTCAGTTATTCGCTTAACGCGCTGGGGGCCACGTACCTTGGAGAGCGCAAAGCGGAGGAGGATCTTCGAAGGGCGGCAGACCAGCATGGCGTAGATGCCAAGGCGGAAATGTGGAAGCTACCAGCCGAAAGGGTGGCGGCGTATGCGGAGATGGACGCAACGCTGACACTCAAGCTTTGGCATGTTCTGCACCAGAAGCTGATTGAGGATGATTGCGAGGAGATTCTGGAAACAGAGTTGGCGCTTCTGCCTATGATCTTTGAGATGAAACGACGTGGTGTTCGGGTGGACGTGGACAAGGCCGAGCAAACCAGGGAGTTTCTGCAAAAGAAAGAGGACAAGCTGTTAAAGGAGGTCAAGGATGAAACGGATGTTCATCTCGAACCTTGGAACGCCAAAAGCTTGGCGATGGTCTTTGACAACCTTGGCCTCACGTATGAGCGAACAGCGAAGTCAGACGCGCCCAGCTTTACAAAGCATTTCCTCAAAACCCACGAACATCCCATCGCCAAGAAAATCCTGGAGATTCGCGAGTACAACAAAGCCAATACCACCTTTGTTGATACGATTCTCAATCATCAGCACAATGGCCGTATCCACTGTCAGTTTAACCAGTTGCGCTCTGACGAAGGTGGAACTGTGTCAGGACGATTCTCATCAAGCAATCCGAATTTGCAGCAAGTTCCGTCCCGCCACCCAGAAATAAAGTCCTTGGTCCGTGGTCTGTTTATACCGGAGGAGGGATGCCGGTGGGGCAGCTTTGATTACAGCGCCCAAGAGCC